CTAAAGGTTGTGGTAAAGTTATGAATAACCGCAGAAAAGTAACCACAATAAGTTAGGAGACATTATGCCAAAGAAAAAATCTGAGGATCCAAAATTACAAGCTAGATTAAATGCTAAAGTAAGACCAGATGAGCCAGTAAAGGATGAACGTATTTATATAAATATGCCTAAGAAAAAGGCTCCTGCAAAAAAGAAAACTACTGCTAAAAAAGGCAGACCAAAGAAAAGGATTAATTATGTTTAAAAGAACTAAATATTATGCTACTGGCGGTCCTGTAAAGGGCAGTAAATATATGTCTAAAGGCGGTGCTATGAAAGGCACAAAAAGCATGGCTAATGGTGGAGCAATGAAAAAGTCTAAGTATATGTCAAAAGGCGGCCCAATGAAAAACAGTAAATACATGTCAAAAGGCGGCCCAATGAAAAACAGTAAATATATGGCAAAGGGTGGAAAGGTTTAACTATAAATAACGGGGGTTATTTTGTCTTATTTAATATCAAACATCCCACAGTTCAAATGTTGGGTGCGTAAAGAATTTACAGCAAATCATCAAAACTATCATGGTGAGTATTTGCACGCTTTAGCGTTTGCAGTCAATACCATTCCTGATAGATCTTTATCATTTCAAGTTGTTTTTACAGGTTGTGAAACTGATTTTGATGGTTATCCTGATGAAAACGTACATGGTGGTGCAATGTGGGCTAGAATGCCTATACAAGCTCTTGTAGCTGATGTACCTTTGCAAGATTGGCCAAAACCTATGGAAGATCATCTAGCTCAACCTTGGGATTGTTTAAGTCATCATCATTCAGTTGTAGTATTAGATAGAGTTAGCTCTTCTCCCTGGATATGTAAAATAGGTGGGGAATTTTATACAGGAACATATATGTTTACAGTTGATTATACTGAAAACAGCATTGCTGATGATTCTGCACAACATAAACAAAGTCATGTGCTATACTTAACTGACGCTGGTGAATACACTGGTAATTTTGTAGCTTTACCTAATAATAGAGTTAGAGCAACTAATCCAGCTTTATGGCGTGTTGGAGAAGGTCCACCAGACTTTTCTCCTAGTCAATGGATTCATTCAGCAGAAAAACACGATAGTTATATGGATTCAAACATAACTTTTGATAATCTGTATAATCAAGATGATAGGAATAAATAATGACAGAATTAAGCATTGCAGCAAAAAGAAAACTTATTAAAGAACTTAAAGGAGCTTCAAGGTTACACGCTAAACAAGCAAAACAAATAGAAAAATCTTTAAAAAAAACTAAAAAGAAAAAATAATGTCTCTTTCAGGTAGCACAAATTTTGAACCAAACGTAACTGAGTTTATTGAAGAGGCATATGAAAGATGTGGAGCTGAATTAAGAACAGGTTATGATCTTAAAACAGCAATACGTAGTGTTAATCTAATGCTTGCAGAATGGGCTAACAGAGGTTTAAACCAATGGACTATAGAACAGGATACACAAACTGTTACAGAAGGCACTTCAAGTTACTCTCTTAATTCAAATGTAATTGATGTTTTAGATGTGGTTGTACGTAGAACGGTAAATCAAACGCAAACAGACATAAGCATGAATCGTATTAGTAGATCTGAATATCTAAATATTCCTAACAAAACTACAAAAGCAAGACCATCACAATTCTTTTTTGATAAATTAACTACACCAGCTATAAAAATATGGCCTGCACCTGAAAACAGCACTGATATTTTAGTTTTTAACAAACTTGTACGTATGGACGATGCAGATAAAGCTACTAACACAATGGATATGCCGTTTAGATTTTATCCATGTTTTGTAGCAGGTTTGGCGTATTATCTTTCTCTTAAAAAAAATCCGCAGTTAACTCCACAGCTTAAAGCTTTATATGAAGAGGAGTTTCGTAGAGCGGCTGACCAGGATGAAGATAGAGCTTCATTTAGAATTAGACCAGATATAAGGATGAATTAATATGGCATATGCTCTTGGTAAATTTGCTAAAGGTTTATGTGATAGATGTTCTTTTGAATACAAGCTAAGTGAACTAAGAGAAGAGTGGAATGGTGCAAAGTTATGTTCTGAATGCTATGAACCTAAACATCCACAATTAGAGCCACTTACAGCTACAGCAGATCCAGAAGCTTTATATAGACCCAGACCAAACAATGACGAAGAAGAAGGAGAAGGTTTTGTTGTTGTTGTGCAGTCAAATAACTTTCAACCAGATTTTATGAATCCATCAACCTTACCTACAAACTTTACAGTAAGTAAGATGACAGGTGGATTAGGTACAGTTACAATAGTAATATCATGACATTAGCAGAACTAAAAACATTAATTCAAAATTATGTAGAAAACAGTGAAACTACATTTGTAAACACACTAGATGATTTTATTAAAAATGCAGAGGAAAGAATATTTGAGTTAATACAGTTTGATTATTTTCGTAAAAATGTAACAGGAACACTTACTGCTGGTAATACTTATCTTACGGCACCAACAGACTTTCAAATGTCTTTTTCTTTAGCTGTAATAGATGGTGATGGGGATTACCATTATTTAGATAAAAAACATACAACATTTATGAGAGAATACGCTGTAGATCCAACAGCTACGAGTGAACGCTCAAGACCTTTATATTATGCAGATTTTGACAAAGAACTTTCTACAGCAAGCAATAATGGTTCTACTTTAATTGTTAGTCCAGTTCCAGATTCAAACTACAATGTAGAATTACATTATTTGTACAAACCAAACTCATTAGTTACAGATACTACAGGGACTTGGATTTCTAATAATGCAAGAAATGCTTTATTATATGGATCATTAGTTGAAGCTAATATATTTTTAAAAGGTGAAAGCGATATGCAACAGCAATACGAGCAACGCTTTCTACTAGAAATTACAAGGCTTAAAAACCTTGCAGAAGCTCGCGGAAGGAGAGATGAATACCGTTATGATTCTTTGAGGACAACGGTATCGTAAAAAATACATGGAAAAAATTGAAAGTCTGAAGGGTAAATCAGTAGCCATTGTTGGTCTAGGTAAAAGCTGGTTTGATTATAATTTAGCAAAATCACATGGTGTTCACTTTGATGAAGTCTGGGCAATAAATGGAGTAGCTTCAGTTATTTATCATGATAGAGTGTTTATGATGGATCCTGCATCTAGGTTTTTAGATACTGATGACGCTGGTGGACAAACTAGCAGTATGACAGAAATGCTACAAGAGCATGAAGGACCTATTTATACTTGTGAATTAGATCATAGATGTCCTGGTTTAGTTGAATATCCTGTAGAAGAAGTTGTAACACAGCTTAATTGTTATTACTTAAATAACACAGTTGCTTATGCTATAGCTTTTGCATTATGGAACGAAGTATCAGTTTTAAAAATGTTTGGCGTTGATTTTTCATATAGAGGTAATTTACACTTTGCAGAAGCAGGGAGAGGCTGTACTGAGTTTTGGCTAAGTAAATGTATATCAGAAGGTATGCAAGTAGAGGTAGCACATACATCAGGCTTACTTGACACAGACGTTCCAGCAGAACAAAAACTTTACGGTTATCATAGACTGGCTAATCCTTTGGTGGTAATGGCAGATGAAAATGGATTAAAGGTGGAAAGAATTAATAATCTTGATATTACAAGAACATCACAACAACCAGTGCTTATAGATCGTAATGACTCACACTTAAAACCCCCTGAGCCAGATAAATGGTAGATGAAATAACACCAGCAGGAATGCCAGGATTAGGTTTAATAGAAGCTAAAACAAGCAATTACGGTGGACATCCTCCAGAATTTTGGGCTGAAAGACTTACTGAAAAAATAGTAAGTACAAGTGATAGTGAAGATCCATATATCAAAGAACAGGCAAGAGCATACAGAGATATGATTTACAAGGTTTGTTTGATTTATATAAAAAATGCGTTAAAATCTTATAAAGCAACTTTGATACAGGATTTATCTGGTCAAGGAAGTGAAGATATAGCAAAAATAATTAAAGGTATTTAATATGGCCATTACATCAACATTAACTACAAGTTTTAAAAAAGAACTATTAACAGCAACGCACAATTTTGCAACAAATGGTAATGCTTTTAAACTTGCTCTCTATACAAGTTCTGCCACCATGGGAGCGACTACAACTGCTTATTCAACTTCACAAGAAGTAAGTGGTACTAACTACACAGCAGGAGGAGCCGCATTAACTAAAGTAGCACCAACAAGTTCTGGGACTACTGGTTTTACTGATTTTGCGGATTTAACTTTTGGTACAGCTACGGTAACTGCAAGAGGTTGTTTGATTTATAACGACACTAATAGTGATAAATCAGTAGCTACAATAGACTTTGGTGGCGATAAGACATCAACAGCAGGTGACTTTACCATAGTTTTTCCAGCAGCAGCAGCAAGTACAGCTATAATCAGAATAGCTTAAGGCTAGCCAAAAATGGCTAATATAACTGGTTGGGGTAGAGGAACTTGGGGTTCTGATACTTGGGGTGAACCAAATCCAGTTACTCTTACAGGTTTAGCAGCTACAAGTGCCTTAGGCACTGTTTCTATTGTAGCTGAAGCTAATGTAATCCCAGCAGGACAATCAGCAACTGGATCAGTAGGAACTCCTACTTTTGATTGTGAAGCTAACTTAACTCTTACAGGTCAATCAGCTACATCTGCTCTTGGCACAGCTACGGTTGTAGCAAAAGCTAACATAACACCATCCTCTCAAGTTGGTACAAGTGCTTTAGGCACCGTATCTACAGTTGCTAAAGCAAACATCGTACCAACAGGACAATCTGCAACATCAGCCATTGGGGGTGTGGGTGTAAATGGTGATGCTGTTGCTAATGCACCAGGAGCTGTAGGCTCAGTTGGTAGTGTTGGCGTAGATGTAGATGGAGAAGCAAACGTAGTAATATCTGGTGTTTCTGCAACATCAGCAGTAGGATCAGTAACCGTTCACCATAATGAAAAATTTAATATTGATGGCGTTAGTGCTACAGGTAATGTAGGTTCTATCACCATAACAGGTAAAGGAAACATAAGTATTACAGGTGTTGCAGCTACAGGAGAAGTTGGCTCAGTTCTTATTTGGTCGCTAATAGATGATACACAAACGAAAAATTATGCTAATATAAATACTGACCAAAGTTCATCCTTTGCTGAAATAAATGAAACACAAACTCCAAATTGGGAAGAGGTAGCATAGAATATGGCAACTTATGTAAATGATTTAAGGTTAAAAGAAATAGCGACAGGTGATGAGTCAGGAACCTGGGGTACTTCTACGAATACAAACTTAGAATTAATAGCTGAGGCCTTTAGCTTTGGCACTGAAGCTATTACTACAAACGCAGATACTCATACAACTACAATAGCAGACGGATCAACAGATCCTGGTAGATCAATGTATCTTAAATACACAGGTACTCTTGATAGTGCTTGTACTATTACTATTGGACCAAACACCGTATCTAAACTTTGGTTTATAGAAAACGGTACATCTGGCTCACAAAATATAATTATTTCACAAGGCAGTGGAGCTAACATAACCATATCACCTGGTGATGTAAAAGTAATTTATTCCGATGGAGCAGGATCAGGAGCAGCTATGGTAGATGCTTTTGCCAGTTTAAATGTAGGTGCTATAAATGGCGTAGGTATTTCTTACAACATTACAAACTTTTCAAACAGTTTACTTATTAGTAACGATGCTGGTACAGGCACATTAGATGCTGCTTCTAATAATACAGGTTTAGGACATGAAGTATTTGATGACTTAACAAGTGGTGATAATAATGTTGGTGTAGGTATGCAAGCCTTAACAAAACTTACAACAGGCTCTAAAAACATAGCAGTTGGTGCTGCTTCGCTTGATGCAACCACAACAGGTAGCAACAATGTAGCTGTAGGTAATGAAGCTATGACTACAAATACAACTGGAGATGATAATACTGCTATTGGTACAGGTGCTTTAGCATTAGCAACAACAGCATCAAACAATACTGCTGTCGGTAAAGATTCTTTAGTAGCAAACACTACAGGACACGATAATACAGCAGTAGGCATGGACGCTGCTAAATCTATGACAACTGGTGAAGAAAATGTAATAGTCGGCCATAAAGCTGGTGATGCTTTAACAGATGCAGATTATAATGTTGCTGTAGGTAGAAGTTCTTTAACCTCAGATACACTAGGGAGCAAAACAACAGCTTTAGGACATGGCACATTAAACACACAAAACTTTACGACTGCTACAGATTCACATAATACTGCTGTTGGGTATAACACATTGGCTTTGCTTACTACAGGTATTTTTAACACAGCAGTTGGTAGTACAGCTATGGACTCTAACACCACAGGTTCATCTAATAATGCCTTTGGTTATGGTGCTTTAACTGCGAACACTACTGCAGCTTACAATAACGCTTTTGGTATTAATGCATTAGCTGCTAATACTACAGGAGGGTCTAATTCAGCTTTTGGTCATACTGCTTTAGATAACAATACTACTGGTTCAAATAATGTAGCTGTTGGTGCTAACGCTTTAGATGCAAATACTACAGCCGATAACAACACGGCAGTAGGTAAAGATGCTTTGTTAGCAAATACTACAGGTACAAGAAATGCAGCGTTCGGAACTTTTGCTTTAGATAGCAATACAACTGCTAATGATAATACAGGTTTAGCAAAACAAGCTTTATTTAGCAATACAACTGGTTCGTATAACACGGCAGTCGGAGATAGAGCTTTACAAGCAAATACAACAGCAAGTGGAAATGTATCAGTAGGTGCA